ACAGTTGACCCAATCAAAGAATTAAAAAATCTCTCACCAACAACAGTTTTTACTAAATTAGTGACAGATTTTTTAATTGCATCTTCATTTTTAATTGGTAAAATATCATTTGTCACAGGATGCCTAGCAAAAGACAAACTAATGTCCTTAAATGCTCTTGAAATCCTTGCTGCCATTAAAATAAAAAGGTATTTTATATATCTATAAGACTTTTTAGACTATTTTTCCGTAACTTGGTTCTGTTCCATATTCCCAATCATCATAATCTTCATCATTTCTAATTTTTTCGTGCAATTCTGTTTGTCTTTTCAAATTATGCCTCGAAATATTTGGTTTTTCATAGTCGGTAACTAATTTCTTAGTTCCCCACATCTCATACATATAGTTCTGATCTCTATCAACGGGTAAATTGGACATTTTAGCTCCTGTTTTTTGGTAAAAACAGAACTTTTTTTGGTAGGAGGTTGCTATCTCCCCTACAAATATTTAACGATGCAAATATCTGAGGTTATAATTATCTGAATTTAAATATTTCAACAATTCCAATGCTATTAATTTGGGATTTCCTGGTCCACAAGTATAAACATCAATAGCAACACATCCATTTTCGGGCCAAGTATGGCACGATACATGACTCTCTGACAGTGCTATGACTATTGTGCAACCTTGTGGGTAGAAACAGTGCTGAAACGTGTTTAAAATGGTCATTCCTGCACGTTCAATGCCTTGTTTCATAACTCCTTCAAGAGTTACCGCATCATTGAGTAGAGAGTATTCTACCCCGTATACCTCCAACAGGAGGTGATTCCCCATTGAAAATCTCTCCAATTCACAAAATCCTCCTATTTTCTCCGAAAAACTATTTATTTTAGATAAAATCCCTTTCTTAGATAACCAGAATCCTCTATATAACTTAATTTTGAGTCATTTTTTTGCCTATCATCTTCCCATACAGGAATTGCAACTGTATTTCCGTATCTAAAATTAGGATTTTGTCTTGTGTGAACCTCAATTAGGTTTCCATCAATAAATTCACAGTTAATCCAATCATAATTTCCCTTCAAATTTTCTAAAATTGAAGGGAATTCAATCGTCTTATCAATTTTTTCCCATTTTTGCCACTTATATAAGGGGTCATTCTCATCTTTAGTGCCTTTTACTACTAATTTTGGTTCTTGATGATAGTAATCAATACTCAAATGCTCTCCTTTGAACACTTCACACCAAAAATTAGAAGGATGAAAGTGCTCTGTGTCCTTTTCTATCCACACAATTTCAGCAAACCGACCCATTCCAAGGAAATTTATCGCAGGTCTAACAATATAAAAGTCGGGTTTAGGAACTGTAGATCCAATTGGACCACATTTATATCCCAATACCCGACTTAATTGTAATTTATTGTATATCCACAAGTCGTCATAATGAATTGCATTCCATTCATCATCAACTTCTAGATGATACATTTTACTTATTCTCTTTTTTATTATCTGGATGCTCTTGTAAATGTGCTGGTTTACCAGCAACCCAACCAAAAACTTTCGGTGCAGAAGTAGAAGTGGTTTCTTCTGAAGTTTTTTTAGTTCTTGCCATTACCCCTTTCCTTGCCCACGATACTTTTTACGTGCCTTATTACGACTCGTTGCACTGTATTTAGTATTCCGACCTGCACCTTGAAGAGTCAGCTTGGGTTTGGATTCAACTTTTGCTCCACCTTTTGCACTCTTTTTCACTGCCATTGTAATAATCTCCTAGTTGGTTTTTGTTTACGGTTTTTTTAAACGGTTTTTTCAGAAGGACTTAAAATGCCCTCAGAAGACTTTGAAATCTCCATAAGGGCATCCTATCAAAAAGATCAGAGAACGTCAAGAAGACGGTTCTGAAAGGGACTCAGATGATTCTAGTCTTCTCGTGTCCAACACGAATCTTAGGATCACACCAAATCTCATAACCTGCTTCTTTTGCATCAAGACAGAATGAAACATCCTCTCCGCACATATCCTGAACTTCTCCTGAGTCAAATACCTGCATCTTGGGAGCAAACCAAGGATACTCCAAGTTCTCAAAGACTCCCTTCTTAATCAGAACCCAACCAAATCCAGTGTAATCCACAGTGAATGGTTTGCGACGGTTTTTCATCGTCTCTAGAGTTTCGTGATTCATCACTCCACCATTGTTCTTAAAGTCATCTTCTTCAAGCCAATGTGCAACGGATGTAGTCATTCCATCCTCAGTGCAATACCAACCAGCAGCAATATCCCGATCCATTGCTACAAGACGATAGAACTTCTCAGTATCAAAGACAATATCACTGTCAATCCAGAGTTGATAATCATAATTAAGTTTACCATCCCAAGGAATCTGCTTCGGACCTCTGAGAACATTTGCTCCAAGAACTTTGCATCGTGCAAAGTTTACCATTGAACTATAATCTTGTGAAATCTGAATACTCGCACCTGCTTGTACCAAATCAAAACACAATTGAACAAAATTTTTCAAATATGTATATGATACTCCTCTTCCTGGAAGACAAAATACAATTGACTTCCCTCGAATCATTTCCCTTGCTGTTGCAATATCAAACTCATCTGCACTCTTATTTACAATAGGTGCATTTGCTTTAACTGTAAATCCTTTTGCCATAAAAAATAAATTTCGACGTTAACATTATACCACTACAAATCAATCATTGCAATGGGTCTTCTTGATTATTTAGAACTATTTTGATATCCTCATTGTTTCCACCAGAAGTCCATACAAGACCCCTGACCTGATTCAACATCCCATCTAAATCTTCTGGATTTACTTTCTCAACGATTGTTATACCATTGACTTCTATGTTATACGTATTCATCAGATTCTTCTACCTTGAAGAGCAACTCTTCCAGTTCCTCTCTTAGGGTTATATTTGAATTTACTGTCTTGTCCGTCTCTAGTCGATACTGAATGCACTCAATGAGCATCTCTTTCTCTTCCTCTGTAACTTCTAACATCTCCTTTCAGTTTATTTCTTTTCCAATTATATATCAACCTTTGAGGATTTTTTTCCCCTCCGGAAAAATTTTTGTATTCCTTGTGCCCCAAATCTCATAAGTTCTACGAGTACAATTCCGAGGTATTCTAACTCTTCCTTATGGGTGGTTCTCGTACTTATGCTTTTTTTATTTTTCCGCATGAACTTCCTTTCTTTATTGCACTATATAAACTTTTCGCAAAACTCTTTGGGTTTTTTGTTTTTGTTCTTTTTTGAATCCATTCCCAATTTACTGTTATCCATTCAGTTAAATTTACACCACTATAAATTTTACCAGTCATCATATCTACAATTTTGAATTCTTTTGCTGTAATTCTAATCATATTCCCTTTTCTGGAAATCCATCTTAGATTCTCTGCATGATTATTCAATTTATTAGAGTCAATGTGATCGATTTCTGTAAGGTTCTCTGGGTTTTCTACAAAACACTCCGCAATTAATCTATGAGTATAATATTTGATTTGTTTTGTGGTTCTCCCCATCTCATCCTTCAGGGAAATATTCACAGACATATATCTGTCCTTTGGATTGCTCCCACCCCTCGGATTTTGATTTATTTCTCTCAGTTCCCCCCTCTCAGAGGAACATCCCTTTACTCCTTTGATGTATTTCTTATACCACTCAGTGAAAACTCTTCCATCCTCAGAGACATAATACCCATCGAACCTTGTGGGTAAAATTTTTTCTCGGAAAATTTTTTTATTTTTCATTGAATAATTCAAGGTCTCTGGGTAAGGTTTATAGATTAGGGTAGTAGGGCACTTTTACTTTTAGGGGGGGGGCATCGGTTCTTTATAATAATACCCAACAATCGCAAATCACTGTCAATTAGAATTAAACAGCACTGTTTTATTCTTATAACGAACAATAACGAATAATAATATACTATACTGGGTATAAAGAATAAAAAACTATTACCAGGGTATTAGTGATAACGAAGGGGCACACATAACGAATTAAGTGTCACTGTGCGATTAGAATAGAAAACTATACCCAGGGTATGACTATAGGACGAATCCTCCGAGTTGTCAACACATAAGGACGAAACATAAAGGACGAAACAGTACTGTCTGATTCTTATATAAAACCCTACCCAGGGTATTATACCTGTGGAAAACTCTTATACTTTTTCCACAGCCCTGTGGAAAACTATTGTGGAAACTGTGGAAAACTTTATATCGACCCCTGTGCAATTCTTATAAGTCCTAGGTGTTTATAACGAATTCCCTCTCCTCCCGCCCTATAAATCTAGCACGAATGGCATAAGACTCATAAGACGAATAGACAGAGCACGAAGTGTCCTTGGACGAATGAAACTCACGAGTATTATGAGTCTTATGGACGAACAAATAAAAATCCTCCGAGTCTCATAAGACGTATGAGTTTCTTTGAGACCCATTGCTATAACTCATCATACACGAACTTGACATAAGAATCAAAACGTGCTGGGGAGTTATAGTGTGCCAGTTTGGGAGGTGGAAAAATGCTCTTGACTTTTCTGGGGTTTTATGATACAATGCACGCTTAGACGGCAATAAAATCACATAATAACAGGGTATAAGAG